CCGAAATGTCACACGCATACGTTGATTAAACTTTTCATATTTCCCCACAACTGTCGCTCCACCCTCTTGAAGAATCTCTTCAAGTAACTCTTTGGTATATTTCATTACCCTCCTATAGTTACACCCGCCTATCAATTTTGAGAATATTCAACCCATGAGCCTAAATAAATACCCGTTCACGTTGTAGGATGCCTCTTATCTATGATAAGTTGATTTCATTAGGAAACTATTCATTCCGAGTTCAATGTAACTCTTTGCAATACGATAGAATAACTATATCACGTACATATAAAATAGGGGGTACATACGAGGATTGTATAAATATAGGATATTCATATATGAATGATACTCCAATAAAGGCTAAACTATCTCACGTTCTCTATGAGCCAGAATGCGCCCAGAATCGCTTTTTAGAAACTGGCGGTGGGACTGAGATTTTGATCAAAACCTCGCTTCGTAACGCATATGCAGATATTCCTAGCATTACTCATTTTGACTTTGACGACAACAGTCACATTGATTGTGTTGCTAAGAATATATCTTCTAAACCTCCACGAAAGGCAAAAAAACCTCTTAACCTCGCATTCTTTTATATAGCCTATCATGGAAAGACATGGTATGAAGCGGTATTCAATGCAAAAATGAAAGATCCGCTAAAATATTCAAAATATAAAGCAGCACTAGGATTTCTTACAGATCCAAAACAAAAAGTTCTATTTATCCAGTTTTTACAAATAATTTCATTAGAGGTTGATTCTGAAAAAATCGCATATTTAGAAAATTATTATAATAAGACATCAACCTATAGAGAGTTCTTTGAATGTATACCGAAAACAAAACGATGTGATCTTTTATCTGGATGGATAAACATATTTATGAACTATTATATCGGGAGTGTATACAGTGATAAAGAATGGTATATTAACGTAAATACTATGGATACTCCACATGTAGGCGGCTCGCTAAGTCGTTCATTAAACTACCGTATGTTTTCATATAAAAAAATGGATATGTTATAAAATCCATACTTAAAAGGAACAACAGTGACGTCATAGAGCGAATGGGGGAACCCTTTTTTAAGATACGGCCGACAAAAAGGAGTAACCCAGAGGCCCGCACCACATTAGATTCACTTCATCAAGTTCAAATGAACCGATTATCCGATAAGAAAGAGAGTCTCCAGACCCTTAAGGATGATATACAGCGCATTGAACAAGAAATCATGACCTGTGAGAATATCATTGAACGGAATCTGAAAGAGAACCAACTTCGTGAAATCAAGCGCGAGATTGAGAATATTCACGGAGACAAAGATCTTTTTAACTATTTTCTGGAAACAGGCGATATTCTATATCAATATTATGATATTCAGGAGAAAATCCAGAAAGGTGCAGAAAGTATGCCTGGCCACAAGCCGTTCGTGAAACCTGGAAGCGTACTCGCGGCACTTCACGAGGCCTCTGTGCGAGATAATCCTGAACTGGAAAGTCCCGTTGACCTGACTAAACAGAAGAAGGAACTCAAGGGTGAAAATCTACAACGTGACAAGTTACTGGACAAGTATCTTCAAACGGTGGATCCTGGTCATGCGAGAAACAACACCTATGAAGCGGAAAGTGAGTTCGGAATCTGTGATGATTGCGGATCCGAAATGATGTTTAGTAGCAACGAGGCTCTGTTCAACTGTCCAACCTGTGGATTTCAGGAGTTTGTTCTTATGGACAGTGACAAGCCTAGTTATAAAGATCCGCCGCGCGAAGTCAGTTATTATGCCTACAAGCGTATTAACCATTTCAATGAATGGCTTGCTCAGTTCCAGGCCAAGGAGTGCACCGATATTCCGCAGGAAATCTACGATCAGATTCTACTGGAACTGAAAAAAGAACGTATCACTCAACTGGATAATCTGAAACCTGTGAAAATCCGCGAGATTCTGAAGAAGATCAAGGCGAATAAATATTACGAACACGTCCCTCATATTACAAATCGTCTCAACGGCAAAAATGCCCCTGTGATGAATCGTGAGATTGAGGAGAAGTTACGCTACATGTTCAAGGAGATTCAGCCGCATTTCCAGAAACACTGCCCCAAGGGACGAAGCAACTTCTTGTCATATTCGTACGTTTTGTATAAGTTCTGTGAACTCCTGGAACTGGATGATTATTTACCGAACTTTCCGTTGCTCAAGAATCGTGACAAACTCTATACACAGGACAAAATTTGGCAGAAAATCTGTGAGGATTTGAGCTGGCAGTTTGTGAGATCAATCTGATTTTATCTCTATTTAATAGAAAAAATGTTATTGATCGCATTATTTACTTTATTGGTTGCCCCTGTGTTAGGACAAACCTGTGTAGACCCTACAACTCTCTACCATTCAAACTCTGGATGTGCGGTGGGTGAAGGATCCCCTGAATGCGCCTTTATTCAGGCAAATGCCGCTTCGCTTTGCAGCACTATGCTGACCAGTTGGGAAATCGTGAACGGACCCGCATGCAATCTGCGCGGAGCCTCCTACGGCTGTATCTATGCGGCCTCAACTCATTCTACAACGGACACTTTCTGCTGTGTTCTCGGATCACCTGCTGTTGCTACGGAAACAGCAACTGCTTCTGCGTCAGCAACTGCGACTCCTACGGCCACTTCAAGTGCATCAGCATCAGCATCAGCATCGGCTACAGCGACCTCAAGTGCATCTGCGTCTGCCTCGGCAACCTCAAGTGCATCTGCATCTGCCTCGGCAACCTCAAGTGCATCTGCATCTGCGACAGCCACCGCGACTCGTACAAATATGACAGTTGCGAACACAACGACAGCGAATCTAACAACTACAACACTTTCAGAAAATCAGCTCACTCAAGCACAGATTGCAGGAATCAGTGCGGGATCCGTTATTGGATTTATTCTCGTATCCTGTGGAGTCTGCTATGCAGTCTTTATTTCTCGCAAGAAGGCGCCGGCTGAGACACAATTAAGCGGGCAGTCCGTCGTTGCTATAAACGATCGTCGTCCTTCCGTGGTGACGGCCGATACCATTCAGCGGAAGGCGACCATTAAGATCCGTATACCTGAGACTGTCTAGAACAATGCTCAGAGTTGACCAGGATCGCCGCCAGTCATTGCAGTGATTTCACGGCGCACTTGTTTAGGATAGACTACATTGTAATAATAAACATCCTCTTCGGTCGGAACATGAGTGGATGCGAGTTGATCCATGGTCCCAGGAGATGTGAAGCCTTCGCGTGTTGCTGTGAGTCCCAGAATCACCGCAGCAAAAAGGATGATAAATGAAATAATGTATGAGGAACGCATTCTACAATTGGCAAGGGTTTACTTTTATTAACATAATGATTATGAAAATAAATGTAGTTTACTGATGATTAAGACTGCAAACGTTTACCGCGGGAACCCTACGAGGTTCGCGCCGATACCAAATCCTGCACCTTGCCGGGCAGTTACGCCAATTGACGGTGATACGAGGTCAAGAACGGCGAAAACCGCCGCCGCGACGATCGCGATCGCGACAACCTCCTGGAAGTCAATGCCCTTCCGGGGTACGAGGACCGCGGCGAGGCCGACAGCGATACCCTCAATGAGATACTTGATGGCGCGGTTGAGAACTTCGGAGAGATCCATTTGTTATATTTATTCAACAGAAAATTGTTCGCGGAAACCCCCTAAAGAAATCATATCGTATCTTCTTATAATGTCTGCCCCTACCCAACAGCCTGAACGCGAGGACTTTTTGGAGGAGGATCAGGAACTCCCTGGCCAGAAGTACGTCCTTCTGAGTTTTCTGAGTCCGGAGAAAGTACTCGCAAATAAGGATGTCTTTCTCTTTACCCGTTTCGTAAAGGATTATGAGATTCAGTATAAGACTAAGAAGCTCGAGACATTTCTTGCGGCTCATATGAAGAAGATTAACGATAAGTTGGAGGTGGAGGCCGTGAACTTTGAGAAGTTGGATCTTTCAGGTGCGGCTCTGGCCTGCCGCGGCAGCATGCTGAAGTACGAGGACATGGTTGCCGATTTGGAGGGCTATGTCCGCAAGTCCACGAGCGAGATCCAGGAGACCCGCATCAATGAGGACTACGAGGACTTTCTGTACAAGAACCGTACCAAGCTGGAGGAGGAGTTCTATGCCAAGAACAACTTCAGGACGACCATCCGTGGCCTGAAGGTCCGCGGTGTCTTTGCTGCACAGGGTGAGGCCGTAGCGCGTTCTAAGAAGCTCCAGCGTAATGACACGATCCACAATATCTTTGTAGGTGAGGTCGGAAAGTGGCTTCCCTGGGAGCCGGACCCCAACTCCGTTGCCGATCAGGAGTACGCCGAGGATCAGCTCAATACCCTGATGAAGAAGTACAAGGAAAACGAGGAGGCTCGTGAGAACTTCGTATCAACGCAGCGCGCCGAGCGCAAGACGAAGGGTGTGAAGGGCATGGATGGGGCTGCTGCGCCTGAAGACTCGGCCGCCGTGCCTACTGCAACTGGCTCTGCTACTGGCAGCTATGAGGGTCTCTTTTCAGGCCCTGCGGATCTTGCTCTTGAGCGTAAGATGCAGAAGAAGGAGGAGTAAATAACATTCATATTCTTTTATTTTTAGAACAGGCTATGTGCTAAAAGGAAAAAAATAAATCGCATTTATGAGCTGGCGCCAACAGGTTCCTGTGTGCCAGGAACCGCCCTAGGGATGCAGTCATTGCTTTGGCAGAACGTTCCCTCGGGGCACGGCTCCTTACGCGTGCACTCATAATCAGAAAAGCCCTGGATCAAAGCCGGGAACTGCGCCTTGATCATCGGAACAAACAGCAAAATGACAAACAGAATGACAAGTGCGGACGCGGCAATACTAAGTCCAAAAAAGTTTGACTT